GATACCTTCGATGACTGTAAAATCAACCTCAGTGATCTGAATGGCTCTCTTAACTACAGCGACCATATCAGGGTTAACGCCTGACAAGTTCTGTAGACTGCGTGTACCTAGTTTGTAGGGCATTAGTGTGTACTCCTAGTGATTAATATCATGAAGTTATCCGATTACGTTACAGGAAAGACTCCAATTTGTACTATCTTGAATAGTAAATTGAGCGCCCGTGCTTGGGTTATCCCACCGTATTCCTGAGCCATTAACCCTTAACTGAACAGAGCTTGTAGTCACCTTGTTTATATAGATACCCCAACCCGAATAACGATACCCAGACCCCGGCATAATAACGTCACCAGATGAAAATCCATTATTCGCAGTTTTTGCTGTGAGACAAACTGTGACATTAGAGGGAGTAGTACCTAAGTTATGGGCAAAGGCGTAATTCGCGTTTACTGACCAACTACTCAAAGGAGTCCCAATATACTTTTGTACCCCCGAAGTGTTTGCTAAAATAGCAGCCTTAACCTTAGCTGGCGACACAAGGCTCTCTGTAGTAGAAGTACCTGCCTCCCAAACTGATTCCGCCTGATCCCCAATGAGGCCAGTCTGGGTGCCAGAAGTGTTGACAACTTTAGTGTCGTCAAACAAACTAAACTCATCTGTAGACTGGTTCAGGTAACCAATGCTGATCCATTGTCCCGCTGCATTATCTTGAGGTTTTACTTTGAATATAGTATCTAGTTCTGAATCTCCCGTTAAAGTGTGCATCCAAAACATATTAGCATAACTATAGGTTGGCTCAGATGCCCCACTATTGAGACTGTTAAGGGCTTTTAGAGAAAGGTTCAGATTAGTCCGAAGACTTGCTGAAAGTTGATTTGCTAGATCGGGGACGGCCTGTGACATTAGTTATACTCCACATATGCTGTTAGGGCGCTGACGCTAGGCGTAATGCCACTTGAGTTTGATTTTAAGATTACCTTGAACCTAAAGTATCTTCCGTAATAGTAACCAACCCTGAATTTTTGATAATCTCCGAAACTTCCACCGTCAGGTTTTGTCGCTATATAAAATTCAACGTTAGTGTCACCAAAGTTTGCAGCCCCAGTTAAATCATCAAATAGTCCGGGGAGGCTGTCAAAGTTACCCGGTAAATTATCAAAAAGCCCAGCAGAGGTATCACGCCTAATTGAAGTGCAATCTATTCTAGCAAGTACACGCCTATCGGCTCCAGCGTCAATGTCAGAAGAAAAGATATACGATCCACTTCCGTAGGGGAAAACAACATTAGCTATTTCTAAGCTGCCCCCAACTACGGTTGTGCCATCCTTTGTGCCAGAAAAACCACTTGCTTCAGCTAGGGTAAGGATATTTGCGAAACCCTCAATCTGCGCTGGCAAGACAACAACTTGTGTTGCACTTACGCTTTCTTTTCCTGTTTTGGTATGGGCCTTTACAAGATATGTCCCTGCTCTCGCTGGCAGAGTAACTGAAGTAGAGGGTCTACCAATCTTTGAAACAGAGGTAGTGGAGTTAGCCCAAGTAGCCCCTGAAGTTAAGGGGGAATGACGTATGCTATAGTGGGATAAATCAATCGCACTGACAGGGTTCCACTCTAAGGTAACGTCACCGCTTGACACATCTAGGCTTAAACCACTAACATCCTCTGGAATAGGTAAGTTTGGGGTCAGAGTAAAGTTTTCATAGTAAGTCCAATTTCCTGCGTTACCAAAAGTATTGTATGCTCTTGCCCTAACACTATATGTACCTGTTGTAGCATCTTTATATGTAAATAAACCCAGAGTCCCCTGCCCAATGATGGCGTACTCAGTTTCTTGTGTTATGTTTACTGTTAAGTAAGCATAGTAGTCAGATGGGTTATTAAGCATATACGGATGAAATACATCATTGATATAGTCTATGATGTCCTGATCCGTTTGGGTCTCGTTAAGGTACTTTGCATACTGAAGCGCATCAAACGAACCAACTGACCCACTATCAGTGAGGTCTCCCAAAGGTCTTCCATTAACAAGGGTAGCTTCAAATAATGTTTGCTCTGGCTGGAGGCCAATAGAAGCGGAAAGCAAAGCATTGGGTAAAAGCTCCTGATTGATGCTTTGTGTAGAACCTTTGTATTTAATCTCCACGTCACAATAATCAATACGTTCAGCAGCAGCACTTGTGACATTAATTCTAAGGTCGGTGCTTACCTTTTCCACAAAGGATTGTGTAACAGCTTCAAGGGAAATACCTACGCTTGGCACTTCAAAAGGCGACAACAAGGTAGTGTTATCTCTCTCATAGACGACACCATCATCAACTTCATCGTAGACAGATTCAGCAGTTTCCCGTAAGGTCATCTGTGTCTGTAGGTCAAGGCCATCAGTAAGGCCAAAGTTCCAAGCGACAACTTCAAACTCTTTGTTATCCCAACCAAAGCGGGAGTTAGTCAAACGGATGTTATCACCAACTTGTACTTGAAGTGTCTTTAGCCCAAAGGAAGCGTTAACAGTAAGCTGCTGTCGGTTACGCTCCAGCGAAATTCTAGCAATGCGTCTAGCCTCAATAGAGTTATCTGTAAATGGTAGATCAACATCAGCTACGGACTCCTGTCCACCATCAGCGGTAACAAAGGCTGCATTAGTTATTTGTGGGTAGTCTGTAGTCTGCCAGTTACTTTCTTCACCACGGAATGTACCCTTGACAGTATTGAAGTTATTCCTACGGGAGTGACGTGTGGATACACTGACACTAGAACGTAAGTCATCTTCGTTGAGGTCTAGCACAGGTGCAGTCCAATATGCTGGCTTCATTCTCCAGCTACCTTGAGCATACCACAAGCTACCGTCCATAGAGGTAAGCATGTTATTAATCATGTCGTATGGGGTAACTGATGTAGTGAAAGCCCCATTACAAGTATAACGTGTTGTACCCGCATCTGTATTAGTCTGGTCACATACATTAGCAGCAGTAATGACCAAAGCATCATCAATGTTAGCGGTTTTTTCAGCTATACCATAAGAGGACGTTAGGTAATCCCTCAAGCATAAAGCTGGGTTATCTGACCATGCTGTCGTTGATGTACGAGGGTCATAGACTTTCTTACCACTGATGGTAGCTGTGATCTCAGGGATACCATTGGGGAATACATCAGCATCAAAGGCTAACCGTATATACATATAAGCAATACCACGGAGCCTATGTTCAGTAGTCCAGTGGGCAGACTCATTTACAAGGAAGGTATCAGCAGTTTGATTTGGTGAACCCAAGTGTAACTTGATACGGACTTTACCATTGTACTTACTTGGGGAGGTAACATTTCCGCTACCGTCTAGTGCTACAATCTCATCGTTGATGTAGATTTCATCAAAGGACTGTATCTCATGTCCAGCGACAGCAACAACACGATGTAGGTACTTGTTATTCTCACCTGTGGCTTCATCGTATATACGAGCGCCACCAACACGAACCTTACCATAGATAATCTGATGGTCTAATGCAGTGCCAATAGCTGTAGTTTGATAGCCACGGTTGCCAAAACTTGGTGGTTTGGGCATAAGCGCCCGTAATGCTGCTGCACCAAGTGCGATTGTTCCAGCACCGACAGCACCTATTAGAAATAGAGAGGTTGTCGCTGGCAAAGCAAGAGCGTAAAAAGTGGCGCTTCCAATCGCAAGAAGGGTGGAAACTACAACCATATTATAAAACCTTCTCGTATTTAGTTTCTATCTCATGGTATCCCATGCGCACAAGGAAACGACCAATAGGGTTCTTGCTAGAGGAAGACGCTACAACCCTGTAGATACCATCTTCTTTCATACAAGTCTCCACAAACTTAAACAGTCGTTTACCCACTGTAGACTTCCTGTAGTCCTTGTGGACGTAAACTGCATCGTAAATCCCAACAGGGTCAAACTTAGATGTCAGGGGGGCTGTAATGAGAACGACAAAGTACCCAATCAATAGTCCATCTTTTCTCGCGGTGAAGAACTTAAGATGTCCAGCTTCCTCTAAACGAAAATACTCATCCCAGTTTATATGAAGCTCTTGTGTAGGATGACCTGACTCGTCCCACTCAAG